ATGTTTTATATATTTTTTTATATATTTTTGTTTTTTGTTTTATTCTAGTGTTATTATGTGGTTTCCACGGGAAGATACCCAGGAGAGGATTTCGGGGGGTGCCCTTATGTCCTAGACTCAATTACCTCAAGATGTACATCATTGTAATACTTCGCAGGGGTAGTATTATGATAGACATAAACCTTTGCCGTATAAGTCCCATCCGAAGGTATATTTATAATAAAGTTCCTAGTCCCATGGAAATATCTACAATCAATGTCGGCGCCTCCCCGATTATATAAATAAGAGTCCCCGATAACGGTTCCACTAGAGTTAAGAATCTTAAACCTAACCCTTTCTGTAACCGTAGCACATTCCATATCTACAGACATTCTTACAAGTACAGAAGAACCAATAGGATTTGCTAAGTTTCTTGTAACTGTAAGGGAACCTACTTCCGTTTCCGTAGCTTGATTTACGGCAATAGAAGAAGTCACAAGACCACTTGTTATCTTTGAAATATCTCCAGAAACAATACTAGAAACCCGTAAGGTGTTCCCAATAATAACATCCCCTGTGAACTCGGCTCCGTCTGTTTTATGGATTCTCCAACCGGAAGTCCCTGGAACATAATCCGTGCTCTGTATGTAATCCTTTATCATTGCGTTTGTTATAATTGCATTAGCTATCTGTGCCGTTGCAGTTATAACCGCACTATCCGCGATGAGTTGTTCTGCTCCTACCGTTCCCGCTAGGATTTTATCCCCACTAACAAAGGCATCCCCTCCCCCAACTATAAGGTTTGTTCCTCCTTGATATGTAGCAAGAATCCTTGTACCGGATTGAATAGCTACACCGAGTACAGTTGTACTTTGAATTGTAGTTTCACCTTTCTTGTAGTACAAGTAAAGTATACCCGAAGTCCACGTAGCATTACCGGCACTTATAGCGAAACTATCTCCATAATCTGAGATAGCAGTTCCGGCTGTCCAAGAAACCTTATTCACTTCAGGATCATTAGCTTTAAATACAATTCCACTAAAACTCCATGTAATAACTCCAAGGCCAAGCCCTATTCCACTATATTGACTCGAATAGTTGAGGTTTTCTATAGAGAATATGTCATACGCGGCAAGGCGGAAGTAATATGTGACATTTGGATTTATCTTTATAATGATATTTGGACTTGCCCCGAGGTAAACTAAGGTAGAAGGACCAGGAGTAAACCCATTTGTTGTACTCATATGGGCCACGAAACCTACAATATCCTTATCGAGAGGTTTATCTATGTTAATATATGCTGCATCCATTCCAAGAATAACATCCCCTGAGACTGCGGCAGGAGCAGGATTAGAAAAACTGTCTGTTATAGCCGTAGAAAGTTTACCTTGAAGGTCTCGACTGTAGACTTTTACTATAAACTCCCTCGTAGCTATACCAAAATCAGCGTCATTTCTATCAAAAGTATAGACAAAACGACCGGATTCGACGATAGTTTCATTATTATATATAGTTTCCGGGGATACAAAGTAGGTATTTTTCTTCGTAACACCAAGTTTATCCCATATTTCTACTACGTAATCAAGAAGTCTATCCGAAACTGTATTGTTTCCAGTATTATAATCCCACACAATAACAGCGTCTTTACCTTCAAAAACCGTATCGGAAGTTCCTTCTATACGGAGGTTTATGGGAGGGAGAAGTGTAGAACTACCAATAGAACCAGTTTTATAATTAAAAACGGTACTCGTAGGGTCACTTTTTAAAGCAAAAAGGTTATTTGCGTAAACGATAAATTCGTAAACTCCTGGTAAAGCGTTAGGAAGTTCAAAAAACTTCGTAGGAATACCTTCGACTTTTATATAATCATTGTTATCGTTACGATAAAATACCGTATAAGTTGGGTTATACGGGACCGTAGCCGAAGAATCACTCCAATCCCACGAAACATATAGAGACGAATAGGCTTCAACTTCATCCTTATAATACCTTTCCGTTACAGAAAGTCCCGTTACGGCAGGAACTTGGAGGTTTTTTATATCTACAAACTCAGGAGGCTTAACATATACCCCACTATCGACATAAGAGAACTTATTTATATCATATTGTGTAGCAATAATGGTCGAAACCTTACTTTCGGAGTCGTAAGAAATAGAAGAAACCTTCCAAGTTGTAGGTTTTATGGCTCCTTGAAGTACAAAAGGGCTATTTGTAATAGGGTAAAGATCGGATTGAGTATATCCTGTCGTGTTTATGATACATTTGGAATATGTGGAGGAATTTGGATCATCCGCAAGGCTTACGAATGTGAAAACTTTATATCCTATAGAGGTCACATATCCGATTTTATTCGTTCCCGAAGTAAAAGCCCGTCTGTCAAGATAAAGAGCTAGAGAAGTTGGGCCAAGAGACTCATAAGAGACAACAATACCTTGTTGCTCAACCTGTTGATTAGCGTCGTCTATAACTTCAATAACTTCTCCGATTTTATATCCAATACCGTTTATGAATTTCTTAAAGGAAATGATATTTGGGTCAACACAGGAAGTGTAGAAAAGCCATTTAGCTTTACGAATAGCTTGTCCTTTAGACATACAGCCCACTAAAGGTATGTCTGTAACTTGGTCTCCATATTTATTGACGTAGGAGGTTTCCATCGAGGTCGGAGATTCATCCGGCCACGTAACCGTATCAGTATTCCCGAAGTCGGAAGCATTATTGTAGGTTACATTTACCCTCGTATATCTTTCTTCTATATCAGAAGAGGAATATTCAAAGATACCGTCAATAACGGTGGAATTATTTTCCACTCTTGTAGCGTCTTGTGGAGCATCAAATATAACCGTCAGGTTTCCAAAGGAATCTTCAGAAAAATTAGCGTTACAAATAGAAAGGAAATACTCTAAAAACCCTCTTGAAACTTCTCTTTGAGTAAATTGGTTATGGATTTCGTATCTACATTCCGTCCCAATAACGTTTCCGAGGGAATCTTCAATATTAACCTTTTCATCACAATACTTTGCGAGTTCAAAGAAGGAAAATTTATTTATATCTCCTTCGGGAATCCCTTTACCGTACCGTGTATTTGTGAGAATTCCATATAAAAGCCAAGCGGGATTACTGGTCCAACGATATACAGGGTCAAAAGAACCGTCCCAAGCTACTCCCGTATAAGTTTTATTAAGATAATCATACGAAATGTTTGAAGGAACCTTAACTTTTATACCTTTTGCCCGCGCCATAATAGTGGGAAAACTACCTCCAAGACGTATAGCATTGCGGGCAGTTATACCGATAAGAGCACAATTAGGGTATGTTAGTTCTTTTTTATCTTGTATTTCTATGGTATTTGTCCAAGCAGCTTTAGATTTTTGTTTACTTGTGTCGTCGAACGTTGTTCTTATAACCCGAAAGTCCCAAAGAAGCCCCTCAGAACCCGTAGGACGATCTATTCTTACATCATAAGCATAGGCACTAGAGGATTTTCCAGTTTTTGTGGAATTCTTAACTGTTTCCCAAGTACCACTAGAGGAAAGTTTACGTTGAAATCTATGTGTAGCAGTATAACCCTTAGTATTCCCCTTATCATCAACCTGTAAAAGTGCCGCAAATTGAAGAGTAATTCTTACTGCATCGGTATTAACAGAACTTACTGTCTTTGTTACAGGGGTATTATAGGTAAGTTCTACAGAACTACTGCTAGGGTGAGGGGTTTCTACCTTTGAAAATCCTTTTATATACGCTTGCGATGGAAGTCCAGTTCTATGTTCCGAGGTTATTTTTTTATAGTTATTTACATTTGTCCTGTCGAGGTATATATCGTCTACACTTTCGATCTCCCCTTCAGAAATAACCATAAGTGCTCGAAGAGTCTGTCTACTACTAAGAGTATCATCATCCTCTTTAGGAGGGTCAGGGGTATCTCCTCCAAAAGAACCAACAATAAAAGTATCTTTTTCTAAATATTCTTCAATCATTGTAGACATTCCCATTAAAGTTGTTCTGTAGTAATAGAAGAAGCAATAATAGTCCCACCGCAAAAGGGATTACCGACTATAATTGGGACCGGACCACCTTGTTCAGACATATTAACTGGACCATTCCATAAAGAAGATTGTTTTAATTGAGCCTGAGCAGGGTCCCCATTAAAAGAAGGTGTGGGAGTTAAGGCTTGAGCTATAGCACTTAGGGCAAAAGAAATACCTGTATTTACAACTACGGAAAGAATAGCAGGTAGTACGGCTACACCCGCAATAGAACCTAAAGAAGCCGAAGCAGTTGCCCCTATAATACCCGCAATCGTAATTGGGTCAATATTTCCTGAAATCTCAGGAATAATAAAAATATGGGTGAATTCTTCAAGTTCTAAATCTGGAAGATCAGGGTGGAAAGCTACGGCTTTATCAAGATTATCCTTATCTAATAAAACATATCTATATTTTTCATTATAAAGATTTTCCAAGATTTCCTTTCCGTAGACATATTCTATTCCTGCAAGAAGCCCTTTAAAAGAGGAAACTTCAAGGTTTTTTTCTTCAAGATACTCAAGATTTCCATAAAACTTAACCCTCATTTTCCTCTCCTACAAACCGAAGCATTTTAACAATGTTTCCTTCAAAATGAGAAAAAGGAACCCTACAACTACGTTGAGATTGATGAAGAATCATTCCATTATCATAGACTCCAAAGTGTGAGATTTCTCCAAGTTCATGGTTAAGGATAAGGAGGTCCCCGTTCCGAAGTTTAGAAATCTTTGTTACTTCCTCGAATCCAGGATAAGAAAGAAATCTCTCAAGAATCTTAGAAAATGTAACATTGTTCGTCCATTCATAATCTATAACATATGCTGGAGGGGTTTTTCCCAATTCAAACTGAATATAGTCTTGTACGATTGTAAAACAATCATTGACATAAGGGATGAAGATTCTTCCAATATAGTTATTGTTTGGGATATGAGGATACCATAAAATATCCGTAACATTCTCCCCTTCTGTTCCCACAATTCCCCAAGGTTTGTTTGATCTTCTTTGACTAAGGCGATCTTCTAAAGAAGGGGTTCTTATATCAAATCTTCTTATGTGGTCCGGTGAAACACAGTGACTATGTATAATCGCTTCAACCCTATCGACGACTTTTCCATAATCCAAGTCTCTTATTTTAAATGTAACTTCAGGAGTATCAGAAACATTCTCCATAGATAAGAAGTTTCCTTCCACAATGACACCACAAGACTCTTTAGGATATTGTGAAAGTACATATGACTTTATCTCTGTAATGGTTTCAGTTTTTAATTCCATTAACTCATCCTCTTATTTATCCCAAGTCCAGGGAAATCCTTCCTAAGCATTTGACGTTTAGGAAGGTATGCCCTATCTTGGTCATAGATTGATTTAATCTCAAAAACAATTCCGGTCTTATTTTGAGATATTTTTTTATTTATCACAAATTTTAAAGCTGCGGAAGAAATTGAGGTATTTAATAGGGTTGAGAAAGTTCTTCTATAGGTTACTCTTGTCCCTACAAGATCGTTGTATAAGAAAGCTAAAGAACCAAAAAGCCTTGGATCAAGTACATTCGCTATATGAAGTTCTGCCCTTGGTGGGGCACCTGAAGTTGTAGCTTCAAGACTCTGTATAGCGATAGGAAAAGGTACATAGTCATGTCCTCCCCAAGTCAACTTGTTACCTTCTCCTACCATGGGAGTGAAATAGAAAATTTCAGGTCTACCTATGTATGTGAGGTCTATGTCAAAAAGGTCTATAAAAGCTGGAAGTTCAAATTGTTGTGAAGTTTTTTCAAATTCATCCATGGTTCACCTACATAAAGACTTTTATAAGTGTACAAGATATGGAAAATGTAGAATTATTTATGACAGTTAATTCCCAAGTTCCATCTTTTAGTTTAAATAGTTGGGCAGAACTTTCATAACAAGGTATCCATGTAATTCTTCCCCAACCTCCTACAGAGTTTAGGAAAGTTTCTACTACGTCTTTTTCAGTAACGTTTAACCCTGCCCATGTTACTGTATAGGAAGGAACTATGGAATTTATACTATCAGGAGCTTCTTGACTATAACCGTCCCCAAATTGCCCTACAAGGGTTCTTGCTTTAACAGTCTTTTTAAAGTCTGTCCTAGATATTTTAGAGGAAAGAGGTAATGTAACAGACATATTAACCCACCTGTGTTTTTCTTAATTGGTTTCCAGGTCTCTGAGCCTTCTTAATTTCCTTTTGTGCGGCTTCAGAAGCTAACTTTTGCATAATCCCCATTGCGATAGATTGTCCTAACGCTTCCCCATTTTCTCCCGCAGACTTTTCTACCGTTACATTTATAGCACCGATAGAAATACCACTTCCAGTTTCTCCAGAAGTCCTAACTCCAAGCCTACCATAACTATCCCTAGCTAAAGGCATAATAGCCTCTGGTCCTGCTTCCCCCATTTGACCTATTTTACCACCTTTCCCAAACTTAAACAAGGTAGGAGAGGTAACAATATTATCTGTAAAGGTTCCGCCTTTGGCAAAAGGAATGATGTTTCCATCAAACATATTACCTTTAGCATTAAGGACTATATTTCTGCTTCTAGCAAAAGAGTCGAGAATATCTAAAGATTCTCCGCCAGAAGCCGCAGTATAACCAGAAGAAGGGCTTATCCCTGAAGATAAATTTCCTATAAGTGATCCACCAAAACTCATAATACCAGATATAATTTGACTTGCAAATTTATCTGCTACTATCTTTCCAATTTGCCCTATAACAGTGTTTGCAAAATTTCTCATAGCTTCTTGAGCACTTTGACTTCCTGTTATGAATCCTGCAAAACTATCAGACAAAGCGCCATAGAGAGTTTTACGGACATAGTTTCCAACTGCATCAGCTGTAAGTTTAGTTTGTTCAAGTTCATGCTGTAAAGCAGACAGTCTTTTAGTATACTCTGGATTTATCTCTGTTTCCGGGGACTTTTCCTTAGCAAGTGCAATGGCTTTTTCTTGTAAACGTATTTGTTCCTCAAGTTGGGCTATCTTTTTTTCATTTAAATCCTTCGCTTGCATAAGAGCATCAAACTCCGTGATAGCTCCAATGTTTTGAAGAGTATTTAACTTCTCATACTCGTAAGAGAGACTTTCGTTTTGAGAAGTCCTTTGTTTTTCCAATTGCTCTAAAGAACCTTCCAAGCGAGTAAGGATAGCGACTTTATTAAGTGTGTCCTCTAAACCACTGTCATTGTAATACTTTGCCTGTAGCCGTAAAGCAGCATCCTTAGCTACCCTTTCTTTTTCAGCGGCTTCTCCCATCTTACCTTGTAGGGCTAAAAGTCTAGAATCGGCTTCTTCCTTTACCTTACGGTATGCGATTAAGTCTACCTCACTTTGTTTCCTAATCTCACTTAGTCTTTTTTCCTTTTCTTCTGTAACTTGTTTAATTTCTTCTTGGATTTTTAACTCTTTTGTCTCATCTTTAAGGGCTAGTAGAACTTCTTTTTGTTCTGTACGAGTACCGGAAAACTCTCTCATTTTTTGAGTAATGAGACGAACATATTCCCCTGGTTGGCCTTGATAAGATTTTCCTTTTCCCCAATTAGAAGAAGTAACTCTATCTACGCCATACTTTTTAACATTCCCTTCTCCGGCATTATATCCGGCTAAGGCTGAAGGTAAGTCTCCCCCAAACATATCAAGAAGATCACGGTAATAAGCTGCTGCTCCTCTAATAGCTTGTTCAGGATCAAAGGGATTTTTTACATTATATCTTTTTGCCGTCCCAGGCATAAATTGCATCAATCCTTGTGCGCCCGCATTACTTACCGCATTAGGGTTAAAAGAAGATTCTTTCCAACCCACCGCTTTAAGAAGATTATCTGGAAGATTGGCTTGTTTTTCATATTTGTCAAACAAATCCTCATACTTCTTAAATCGTTCAAATTCTTTAGCTGTAAGAGCACCTTCAATACCTTTTCCTTCCCGACGAATTGTATTCTCTGTCCGTAGTTCACTATTTAATGCTTTTTGGGCTTCAAGATGCCGGAGCCGTAGATTTAATTCTTCATCGGCAAGATTAATCCTAGCACTCGTGTACTCTGTAACAGAAACTTCTCCACGGACTTTCCTTTCCTCAAGTTCTGCTAACTTAGTTTCTATATTTTTTAAGTTATTTTTAAGTGAAGCATTGTTTAACTCTTCTTCGATTTTACGAAGTTGACGCTGACGTTCAATTATTCTATTGAGACTTTCTTTCTTTGTAGTTTCTACTTTTTCAATATATGTTTCTTCAACTTTTGCTCTTTCTCCGGCAATTTTAATTTCTAAATCCTTTTGTTGTTTAAGGAGTTCAACTTCCTTAGCTTTATCTGTATCGTCAAAAAGTCCTTCCTTCTTACGTTGGGATATAAGGTTAAGATTTTCCTTTATATATTCCCGTTCTGCCGAGTAAACTTCCTCAACTTTCTGTTTTGCGGCCTCATAACTTTTATTAAGGGCCTTTTGAGCATAGTCAAGTGCCTCAGTTTCTTTTCCGGCAATTTTAGCCTTACTCGCTAAAAGATTATACTGATCTACTTCAGCTTGAAGAACTTCAGAACGATCAAGTTGTTTTCTAGGTTCTAATCCATACCTATTAGCTCTTTCATCTTCCTTTTCTTTATTTATTCTTTTCTGTTCCTCCATCTTAGCTCTTTCTTTAGCTAACCCTAGCTCATCAGAAAGTAATTTCATCCTTGCATTTTCTATATTTAAAGCATTCTGCTTTGAAGTTGACCACTGTTTTTCTGTTTCAGTCAACTTTGAGATTGTTGCATCATATTTCTGAAGTTCTGGTATTTGTTTATTAATCTCTTCCGCTTCAGAGTAAGCATAAGCATTAGCACCAAAGGTGTTAGATTTTATCTTTTTAATCCTTTCATATGTAGCATCTAACTTCTTCTCCAAATTAACTACAGCCGGATCATTTTCTACTACAGAAAGTAACCTTTCTTCAGGTGTTTTAGCTACTTCATTTCTTTTTTTAATGAGTTCATTAATAAAGTCTGTAGTGCTCTGATGGGCTTCTTGTGTATTATGTACATAATCCGCTAAAGCTTGAGATATAGCAGCTAGACCAGTAATAATAACTGAAGGGTTAGAAATAAAGTTAAGAGCCTTTTCCCATTTTCCGGTATTAGTTGCAGATTCAAGTAACTGTTCCGCTAACTTTTTCTGTTTAAAAGCATAGGCACCTAGAATAGTACCAGAAATAACTATAAGGACTTCTTTTACACGATTTAACATTACAGATAGGTTATTCCCTGTCTGTATAAATTCTTTCGTAGCTCTAGTTGTTTCTGTTATACCTTTTACAATATCTTGTATTGGTCCTGAAGTTGTATTATAGATGGCTTCACCGAGTAAGGTAAATTCCGATTTCATCCTCCCAATATCCGCATTAAGCATTTGAGAGGCTACAGCAAAGCTTCCTGCAAACCTTTTAGCCAAGAATTCAGTAAACCCAAGCATGGTCTTTTGAGCAATAACAAGACCTTGCTTCATTTTTTCCGTAAGTTGTTGGGTACTAATTCCCATAGATGCCGCAAAACTTGCATAAGCACCAGGTAATAAGTTACCTAACTGTTTTACAAGTTCTTCAGCCTGTACCTTACTCTTATTGAAAATCTGAGACATAGCCAAGAAAATATGGTTAGTCTCTTCGGTTGTTAGGTGTAGGGCACTGGAAACGGTATTAATGTTTGTAAACATTTTCCACGTATCTTGCAAAGAAGCTCCTGCAAGACTCGTAGATGCTTGGAAAAGTTTAAAACTTGTACGAAGATTCCCTATTTCAAGACCAGTTCTCTTAGCTTCTCCCTCAAGTCTTTTTAGGACTTCTGCTGTAGCAGTTCCACTTCCTACTGTACTTTCAAGAGAAGCCTTAACACTATCGAGAGCAATACCTGTCTTTACAATATTGGGGATAAGCGTAAAAGGAGAAAGTACAGAGGATAGTTTATTAAAGGTTCCCCAGATTAAATAAACTTCACCAATGCGTATCGCAAGATTTTTAAATCCCGTATGTACTCGATTAAATTCATCTTGTTGTGGGGAAAGTTTATCTAAAGGTCTCCTTGCCTCAGTAATAGCATCAAAAGCTCTCTTTTCGGCAGAAATTCTTGCGTTAGCCGCTTCTTCTGCTGTTTTAATTGAACCTGCTTCAATCTCTTTATCTATCTTATGAAGTTCTTCTTTTAAAGCCCGTTTAATACGTGCTTCTTCTCTAGCAAATTCAAGTTGAGTTGTCTTTAGGTGGTTCTTTGTATTTACTGCTATGGATTGCTCCACGGCAAGTCTTTTTTGTAAATCTTCAAGCATAGCAGCATTTGCTTCCTTTGTATAAGAAAGCAAACCTGCAATTCGTTCTTTTTCTTCTGCTGCTTGATCGGCAAAAACAGAGGTAGATTTATTTATCTGCCCCGGACCTCTATTATCTGTTATAATACTCCCAACTGCTTGACTTATTCTACTAGATTCTAAAAGTCTCGCTTCCTTATTCTTAAACTTAACAATATCGTCTAAGGCTTTTTCTCTTTCAGCATTTAAATCTTTTCTTCTTTTTTCAGCTGCTCTA